TAAGATGGGCCACAAACAACACAAAGACAATCCGATATGGACGAGACGTGGGAGCCGACAAGGGCTCCTTTGTTTATGCCAAGATCGAGGCCAAGTCCAGGAAGACGGATCCGTGGATGGCGCTGGTCGCATCTATGGTCTGCGAATCTGAGATCAAGGAAAGGCCGACGCTTGTAAGGGCGCCGGTCATCACATTATGAGGAGGTGAGCGAATGAATGGCTAAACTCAAATGGTGGGCAGACTTTCTGGACAGATTGTTCCCTGTGACGGAAAAAGTCGGACCATCATCAATCATCATTGATATTCCTACAGAGGTCTATTACCTGGAACTTGAACTCTACACGGCAACTTCGCTGATTGCGAATGCGATCGCGAGAAGTGAGATCAAGGTCTATAACAATGGCGTGGCCGTAAAGGACAACGACTACTTCATGCTCAATGTGAGCCCGAACAGGAACGAGACATCGGCGCTGTTTTGGCACAAAGTCATCAACAAGATGGTCAGGAGCAGAGAAGGTGAGGCGCTTGTTGTGGAATTCGGCGGCCGTCTCTACTGTGCAGACAGCTTCACCCGTGTCAAAGAGGATCCATTTACGGGGGACATTTACGGCTGTGTAGTTGTGGATGGAAAACAGATCCCGCGGACGTTCACACAGGGTACGTCGTACCTGATGCGCATTGATAACTCCAATGTGCGAAAGCTCCTGGCTGATGCGTATGACGGCCTCGGAGAAGCGCTGGCGGCAGCGGCCAGTCAGTTCAAAAGTTCGGCGGCGACGCGGTACAAGCTACACATTGATGGTTACAAGGCCGGAGACACGGATTTTAACAACGAATTCAAAGGATTCGTGCAGGAACAGCTGAAGACCTATCTGCAGGCCGAGACAGCGGTGTATCCGGAGTTTGACGGATACACACTTACCAGAGATGACCCGAAACAGCTGACATCATCAAACGATTATCTGGCACTAAAGAAAGAGGTCAGGACTTCGGTGATGGCCGCTATGCACATCCCGGAGTCGATGCTTACAGGCCAGATCACATCGGTTAAGGATGTGCTCACATCTTTCCTCACATTTGCTGTGGCTCCATACGCAGATGTGATTGAAGAGGCTCTGAACAAGCGGGCCGGCATAGCAAATTACATGAAAGGCAGCTACTACAAAGTAGATATGTCAAAGATAAAGCACAGAGACATCCTCGACTGTGCGCAGTACGCGATGGCGATCCTTTCAACAGGCGCTATCAACATTGATGAACTCCGTGAGGAGTTCGGAAAGGAAGCACTGAACACTGATTGGTCGAAGAAACACTTCATGACCAAGAACTTAGAGGAAATCACCAGACTGCTAAAGAGCCTGGAGGAAGGAGAACAGACAGATGGAGAAAACGTATTACCAGCTGACAGTTGATCAGAAGGCAAGGCGGGCAACCGTGAATATATACGGCACGATCACTTCGTCGGCGCCGAGGATCCGCTCCTGGTACAAGGGAGAGGACACTGGAGAGAGATCTGCACTCGACATCAAGCAGGCCATTGACGCCATGGACGTAGATGACATTGATGTGTTCATTAATTCCTACGGCGGAGAAGTGGCCGAGGCGTGTGCGATTTACACAGCACTGCGAAGACATAAGGCGACGGTCCACACATATTGTGACGGATTCGCTTGTTCTGCAGCATCGGTGATTTTTTGCGCCGGCGCAACAAGGACAATCGGAGAGCTCGGACTGCTTATGATCCACAACTGCATGTCTTACGTCGGCCGCGCCAATTCGGCGGAGCTCCGCAAAGCGGCAGAGGACAATGACAAGATCAACCAGTCCTCGATCGAGGCATACAAGAAGGTCTCGAACCTGAACGAAAACCAGATCAAAGAACTCATGGACAATCAGACATGGCTCACTGCGCAGGAATGTGTAAAATATGGATTCGCTACAGATATCGCCAAAATCGACGACTCCGGAGCACCGGAACAGGGAACCTTCCAGCTGATCAGAGACAGAGTCCTCAACAGCGGATTCCCGTCCATGAATGCGCGGCTTGACGCCATGGAAGAAAAGATCGATGCGTTGATCCGGGCTGCGGAAAACAGAGGACTTCCGGAGCAGAATCTGGATCCTGCTCCGGGCAACAAGCCGGAGGAAACAGCACCCAAAGACGAGCCTAAACAGAATCGTATGGGCAGCGTCTTCGCACTCTTTGGTGCGAAAGAATAACATAACAAGCAAAGGAGGATTACAAAATGCTTGCTGAAAACAGTATGGTAAGAAACGCAGCACAGGAGCTGCAGAGAGTTTTTACAGCAGAAGCGCCTGATACACAGGCGGTAGAGACTGCTTTTGAGCAGTTCGGAAACGCGATCGCGGCTACAGTCCGCGCAGAATATGAGTCTGCCCACGGCGATCAGGCCATTCTGATGCAGCGCGGATTCCGCGTCCTGACATCCGAGGAAAACAAATACTACCAGGACCTGATCAACGCCGGCAGAGAGAAGACCGTGCAGACAATGAACGGCCTTCTGTCCGACAAGGTCATGCCTGCGACCATCATCGAGGACGTGTATAAGGACCTGACGCAGGAGCATCCCCTGCTCTCCAAGATCAACTTCCAGTCAGTAGCATATCTGACAAGATGGATCCTGAACGACCACACCGTACAGACTGCAGTTTGGGGCCCCGTCAACAGCACGATCACAAAGCAGATCAGCTCCGCGTTCCGCGTCGTAGAACTGACGCAGTGCAAGCTTTCCGCGTATGCAGTTATCGAGCTCGACATGCTCGACCTTGGCCCTCAGTTCCTTGATGGCTATATCAGGACATTCCTGAAGGAGTCCGTATATGTAGCGGTTGAGAATGCGATCGTGAGCGGCAGCGGCCACAACTCCCCGATCGGTATGGACAGAGACATCCACCAGGGCGTGACCATCAACAGCTCCACAGGGTATCCCCAGAAGACTCCTGTTCCGGCAACTTCTTTCGCACCGAAGGAATACGGCGCACTCTGCGCGATGCTTGCGGAAACTGAGATTTATTACACTCAGGATTCTGATGGAGCAGTCGTGCCGAAGTCCACAGCGGTTTCCGGCGGCGTAGTCCAGAACGGCTATCCCAAGCACGGCGGCGCAATGAGAAGCTTCGATGAAGTCATGCTTGTGTGCAACCAGAAAGATTACCTGCAGAAGGTAATGCCGGCGACCACAGTCCTGACAACAGCAGGAACCTATCAGAACAACATCTTCCCATTCCCTACGGACGTGGTAAGATCCAACGCTATTCCGGAAGGCAAAGCCCTTCTCGGTCTTCCCAAGGAATATTTCATGGGTATCGGAACATCCAAGGATGGAGTGATCACATTCTCTGATGACTTCCGCTTCCTGGATGACCAGCGCGTGTTCAAGATCAAGATGCACGGCATGGGCAAGGCATTTGATGATACCTGCTTCATCCTGCTCGACATTTCCAACCTTGAGGAACTGTTCATCTATGTCAAGGCGGCTGAGGCGCTCAGCGTCACTGTTGAACAGGCGGCAGAAGCAGAAGGAAACGGATGAGGTGAATAATGTGGACCAAAAAAACACTAACCGAGGACTTTCTCGCTGAGTGTAAACGGCATTTAAACATCACATGGAATGATGATGACACCGATGAAAAGGTGATGGACGAGATCCTTGATGCCGAGGTCACGATGAACCACAAACTGGGGGCGGAGATCGACTATACACAGAATGGCCAGGAACATAGACTGTTCCTGGCTTATCTTTTGTATTTGCACAATGACTGCCCAAACGAATTCGACCAGGCCTATGGCAGGGAAATCCTGCAGGTAAGGCATAAATACGAGGTGAAGCAGTATGCTGAAAGGATTCAGACCGGCGGATAAAACATATAACAGCGGAGTGCTTTATATATGTGAGCCATCCGAGAAAAAGAGCAGTTTTGCGGCGGTCAAGAACCAGAACAGGGACGAGGATTTGGAAAAAATCCTGAAGCTGAACTTCGATGAAAAGTCGCGCAGGGAACGTGACATGGAACTGGCCGAAGCTCAGGACAGATATCTTACGCTCAAGGTGAGGACGAGGCTCAGAGAGGAAGTGAACAGTACACATAAAGTGCTGATCGATAACACGCTGTACAGCATCATCTACATTGATCCTGACCGGAAGGCGGGCGATATGTATCTGTATCTTGAGGAAGAGAGGAAAATTGAGTGAGCGTACTTGACAGAATCAAAGACACTCTTGAAGGGATGCTCCAGGACGCCGAGGTACCCATGGAAACAGTAGGGTATGGAGGAGTAAGAAAAAGCGAGCTCGACAGATGGAACTATTTCGTGTTCAACAGGATCCGGAGGACCAAGAACAACAACAGCAGGCAGGACCTGCAGACGTATTATCAGGTCCATGTGGTGCATGAGGACTACATTCCGGAAGGGTATATTGACAGAGTCATCAAGGAACTTGAAGCTCCTGCGGATCAGGGGACGAAACTCAGGCAGACGAACGACGACATAGAGTTCAATTATGTCTACAAGGGGAACACGGACCTTGTGGTGGAGATCGCCACTATTAC